TTATAAATTTGTCAATAGCTTGTTTGTTTGTAAGAGTTTCATTATCTCTTGTGCCATAATAATCTTTTGCAACTGAAGCTAAATCTTTATTTTGATATATATTATCAAAAGTCCATTTAATAGAACCATCATCATTTTTAGCCATTGCAACAATAGCTTTTGCATTTGTTGGTTTATACTCTGGCGATTGCACCACCATAGTATCAAACAACTTTTCATTTTTTTCTATTTCTTCTTTAGTTAATTTAGCTAATTTAAAATTAGCTGAATCATTAACTACTAAATTACCATTAGTTGTCATTTAATTAAAATCTTGTAAATCCAAAAGTAGCATCTAATCTATTTGATATGGGTACAACATTTCCACCTACATCTATTGCTAAATTTTTAGGTAAATATTGTATATATGCTTTTTGTAAAGAAGTGCTTTCCATATCTTGAATAAAATTTTTTATAGCTTGATATGCAGCTTCTGTCATCATTAGATCTTCTGATCTAGCAGTCTGCTCTACGCCTCTTTTTGTTGTCATTTCAGTTACTCTTCTTTTTAATACTAAATCTTTTGGTAAAAGTTCTTCTATTTTATCTGTTTCTGGATTATCAGCATATTGGTTAAATATTAATTTAAATGAATCACCTAACATTGTTGTGTTAGTTTCTTGATCTATTGCAAATGTAGCTGTTGCAAACACAGGTTCATTTATCTGACTTTTCATTTCATACATTCCAAATGCTTTAGGTAATGTACTAAAATATTCTTGCTCTATATAATTAGCTGCATCACTTATTAATTTTGAAGTATCTCCCTCATATTTTCCGCTTTGTGCAAAATTTGCAGCTATATCTTTAATAGCTAATGCTCTAAATTTATATGCTGTTGGAAAAACTACACCATCAGAAGTAAGCTCTACGTTGCCTGTTATATCAAATATAGAAGCAATTGCTGAATCAACTTCTCTAACAGACCCAATACTTATATTTTTTTCAAAACCTAATTTTTGATCTATTAGATTTGTATCTGCTGCTAATGAGGATGCATCAGCTACTGAAGTTGTTTCTTCTGGTAAAGTTGTTTCTTCTGGTTTTACAACTGATTTTTCTGCTGTAGCATCTAGTCCTGCCTCAAATCCAGCTGCCATTTTAGTTACATTAGGTGTTTTCTGACCAAATAAAAATGTTTTAAGTGGTGATTGTTTTTGTGTACTATCTCCTAAATATAAATCTGCTAAATTAGATACTGCACCTTTATTTAAATTTTTAGCTGCAAATAAAGTTTTATCCTCTAGTTGTTGTCTAGCTAAATTTGTATCTTCTGCAAATGTAGTTTTAAATCCTTGAGATTTAAAGAACGTATCATCTATCTTACCATCTTTTGTTGTTCCTCTTAATTTATTTCTAAATTCAATTGGCATTGCTTGCCCTTCTTCAATTGCTCTTAAAAATTCTAAAGGACTAGTATAACCATCAAACAAATTACTTTTAGCAGAAAACTCTGCAACATTTGTACCATATCTATTTTCAGTTGCTTTATAAAATTTTTCGTTATTTTCAATTCTTTTCTTTTGAGTTGCTTTATCTGCAAAAAATTCTGTAGCTGCTGCGTCTATAAATGCACCAGTAACTTCATCATACTCAGCTTCATTCTGATCTTTAATTACATTTCTAGTTTGCATTGCACCAATTAAAATTGGAAGTAATGGATTAATTGCCATCTGTAGTTTCCTCCTCTGGTCTTGCTAATAAACCTTGTGGTTTTTCTTCACTAGGTGCTGTATCAGCAACATTTTTACTGATTTGTTTTATTTCTTCTCCAGCCGCTTGTAGGTCAGCCATATCTTTAATAAAGTCATCACTACCTAAATCTTCTAAAGATAATCTTAAGTTTGTAACTCCAGCTCTAATACCTATTGCAGATACTAAATTCATTAAAGGTTCTATAATTGTAAAACCTACATCTGGATTAAATTTACCTTCCATAAAACCACCAAATGTAATTACTCTAACAACTGCTTCAACAGGTACACCTGCATCTAACATAGCTATTAATTGTGTTGCAACTGTAGGTTTAGTTAATGTATCGTACATTCTATCTAATACCTCATCTACATCTGAGTATTGTGGTGGATGTTCCCAAGGATAATTACCTGGCTCATCAGTTAATGACTGTCCTGGTATTGGTGTATCAAACGGGCTATATTCTACTTCTGTTAAGTTATTTTTATTTTTCATATTATGCCTTAGTAGTTCTTTGATAGTATTTAGCTTGTGCTAGTTTTAAAAATCTGTCTTGATATTTAGATAAAATTGAATTTAAAGTTGTGGCTGTATTTGCAACATTTGATCCCACTCTTGCAATAGCTCCTGTAGGAGACTCTGTTCTTGTAAATAAACCACCCCTAACTCTACCTGGTAATGTTTTTTTAGACATATTTAATCTATCAATAGTTTGTAAATAGTTTGAATATTGTTTCTGTCTATATTCTGCTCGTCTATCAGCCGTAGAACCTGATCCAGGATACCCAGTTACTCTTTCAATAACTTTACCTACATCAAAGTTTGTATTAACTGCATCATTAACAAATCCTAAATTATTTAACGCAGCATTATTAAACAATGTAGTTAGACTCATTTTTTTTGATTTACTCATTTATATCTCCTAATTACCAAATTCTGAAAAAATTTCCATACCAAACTGACCTAATAATCCATAGAGTGCAGCCTTCTGTGCTTCATTCTGTAAATCAAATGCAGTAGTTCTTTCTAGTGCTGCTATAGCTAAGTTATGGTTTCTATTTAAATCATTTTGTGAAGCTGTGTTTACCCAAGATGCCTCATCTCTCCACTGTTGCCATAGTGCTGACATTCCAAAATTAGATAGGTTTAATAAGTTTGCAGCATTAGCTTCATTAGCTGCATTGACTGCTTGTGTATTTGCAGTGTTAATTGATCTTCTCCAAGTTGCATTAGATTGATCTATAATTCTTTGATTCTCTACATTAAATCTTTCTCTTGCATCTGATAAAGTTTTATTGTATTGTGCAATAGCAGTTTCTCTCTGTGCATTTGCATCAGCTACTGCTGTAGCATTTTTTGCATTTAATGCTTTTACTTTATTTTCTTCTGCTAAATTAAACTGTCCAATAGCATCTGCTCTTTGTGCATTTTGAGTTTGTATGTTAGTGCTAAGAGTGTCATAAAATTGATTAACTTGATTTTGACTTGTAGCATTAAATTGTAATGCAGCATTTCTAGCAGCATTATCAGTTAATAAAGTTTGTTGTCTTGCTTGTAAATTTTGTAAATTAGATTGTTGCTGATTAGATAAATTAGCCATATCCATTTGTAGATATGCTTGTGCATTTATTACAGCAGCTTGTTGGTTATTAGCTAAGTTTTGAAATATAACTTGTTTATAAGTATCCGCATCTTGTTGTGCTATTGGTACAGATGATTTTAAAATACCTTCAGCTAATGCTTCAGCTAACATTGTAGAAGCACCTAAACCTCTAGCTTGCATAGTAGCTTTAGCAGCTTCAGCAGCACCTCTAGCAAATGCAGGTAATGGCGTACCCTGTGATAGAGATGTTTGAATGTCTTGAGAGATATTTTCTAACTGTCCTTGTACCGTAGCTCTTGAATCTATATTAGCTAATGATTGTTGTGCAGCAATCATAGGATTTGTAACTGTTCCCTGTGCTGCAGTCATAGTAGGTGCTGTACCAATAGTTGCAGCTGTAAACTGTGATGCTGTTTGTGGTGTCACTGCCCCAACTTGTTGACTTGTTGCAGCTGTTCCCATTGCAGCTGCTGGTGCTGTTGCTTGTGCAGCTTGTGCACTTAAAGTTCCTGTTACACCTGGTGTTGCTAATAATTCATTAGTCTGCACATTTTGTGCTTGTGGTGATATACTAGTACCCTGAGGTAAACTAGGTTGTGTTAATAAACTATCAATTAAACTAACAGACTTTTTAGTTCCTGTTTGTTCTGTTTGAGCAGGTGTTATTGCACCTTTCTGTAGTTGTATATTACTTGGTGTCGCCATTATCTCCCCTGTCGATTATATTTTTTAAACATTCTTTTTTCTGATTTATTTTTATTTTTCTTATGTACTCTTGGTCGTTTCTTAGGTTTAGGTCTTTCCTCAAATGCTTTAAACTTTTTAGCCATTAACTATTTTAACACCTTTATACCAAGCTGGTAAACCTATAAAAGGTCTTTTATCAAATTGATTTTCTTTTGCAGTTTTTGATTTTGCTTTATTATAATGCAAAAATACTTGACCACAATCTTTTCCTTTAAATTCTTCTCGCCAATGCTCTAACTCACATCCAGAATAAACTAACATATCACCTGGTTCTAAATCTACTTTAACACCCGCTTGTCCTAATTTACCAGTTGGATCTAAATATATTGGCCAAGGATCACCTCCAAGATTTAAAGTTGTAGATATTTCACAAGAGTATCTATCTTTATGTCTTGCTAGTATATCTCCTTTTTTATATATTCTAGCATAAGAATACGTTTCACTTAATTTTAATTTTGTATGTTTTTCCATTACAGGTTTTACTTCTTGTAATAGAGTTTCCATTGCAATATCTCCATAATGTGAATAAGTATTAGGTACTTGTTCATCATTCCATACACCAAAGTATTCTGTAAATGGTGATATATATCTTTGATCAAATAAAAATCTTGCTACATTTCTTTTATTGCAAAAATATTTGTAAACAAAATTTGCTAATTCTTTTGATATTGCTTTTTTAATTACTGTATATTTATTTTTTTGAAACGACATTTTTAATAATATTTTTCCCTTTTAGTTTTCTATTTGATTGTATAAAATTTTTAATATAGTCTGGTTTATTTTTTACTGTATTAGTTTCGAGGGTAGCTTGTATTACAGCTTTTTTCATATTATCATTAGGTTTTGACATTTAAAACACTATTAGGTATTGCTTGGCAGTTCCAATGTATAAATCTAAATGGCTCATACCCCATGTCTACAATATATTGATGTGGCATGTATGAAGGAAAAAACATAGTTCTTCCTGGTTGAACTGTATAATTAATTTGTGATGATGCATATGTTACTTTTGTTTTATCTTTTTCTGGTAAAAGATTCATAATATTACCTGGTCTTGGATCTTCAAACAATGGCATTGATGTAGCTTCACTTGCTTTTAAAAAATAAAAACCAGAAATATGTCCATTCCAATGTGTATGTAATGTATGATGTCCTCCACCTTTTTTAGCAAATTCTTGCACCCACATTTCTGTAATAAATACTGTAAAATCTGCTAAATTAAATCCCATTTCAATTAACAAATTATGTGCTGTTGCACCTACATAATTTTGTAACTTTTTAAACTTAGAGTCACCTATCAACGATGTTGAATGAAATACATGACCCATGTCTCCTTTGTTACCAAACTTTTTATTTCGTTTATTTATAGACTCTTTTAAATTTTTTTTAGATACTTCAATATAAGGATCTGATGCATTATTTAATTCATTAACAAATCCTGGTTCATCACCATACCATATAGGACATTTAAAATAATCTTCTCTAAATAATTGTTTTGGAAATTGTAATTCTGTTTTTAACTTTTTAGTTTTTTTCTTTTTCATATTCTCCTTATCTAAATGGCCATCCAAGATTCCATATAACTAAACTATATCTTGAGCCTTTTTTTACTGGACATACTCGATGCCATACAAATGAGGGAAATACTACTAAACTTCCTTTAGGTAAAATTTCTGTGCATTTTTTAATATTAGGTTTTTTATCTGGATCAAGATTTCTAAAATCAAATTCTAGTTCACCACCTTTATATTCTTTAGGGTCGGATAAAGTTACTGTTACAGATAGTTTTCTAATTTTTCCATGATCAATAGCATTAACATTATCTCTTATATAAGGTCTGTCCCAACTATCACAATGCCAATCATAAAATTGACCTTTTGTATATTTTGTAAATTGACAAGATTCCGAATAATCCCATTCAAAATTCCAACCAGCACTAGTATTTGCTTGATGAATATATGGTTGTATTTCTTTATATATCCACCTATCATTCATCCAAACAATATTTGAATTTCTTTTCTTTTTTAAATCTTTTATCTGTGACTGATTTAGTTTTTTGCCACCACCATAGCCACCTGTAACTGCCATTTGATCAGAAATAGATTTACCATATTTTACTATTTCATCACATATTCTTTCTGGTATTGCTTTTTGAAAATACCAATAATAATTTATTAAATTCATATCCCTTATATTATACTGTTATTATTTTAAATTGTCAAGGGGTATTAATTTTAAGAAATAGTTAAGGTTCCAGAAACTGTAAATGTAGCTAGTTTATCTCCACCAGGATGAGTTGCTGTTGTATTTGTACAAGGTGATACTGCAAACGTAGCTGAACTTGGACCTCTAACTACGACTATACCTGAACCCCCAGCACCAGCATTTCCTGATCCACCTGATCTACCATTACCACCACCGCCACCACCAGTATTAGCTGTACCACTAGTAGCAGTTGACGGACTAGGACCTACACCAGCTCCACCACCGCCAGCTCCGCCTGAACCTTGTGATCCACTTTCATGACCACCTCCACCACCACCAGCATATGTTGTGGCTGGACCTAAAATTGTATTTGGTGCACCAGCACCTCCATTACCACCACCTGGGGGACCAGCATTAGCACCAGCAGCAGTAGCTCCACCACCGCCTCCACCACCAGCAGCTCCACCACCAACACCATTACCACCTGAATTACCTTGAGGAGGATCTACAGGAGGTGTGTTTCCAGCAGCTCCATTACCACCACAGCCACCGCCTCCGTTTCCACCTCCAGAACCTCCAGCTTTTGATTTACCTGCATCAGCACATGGTGAATTTCCACCACCTCCGCCACCTGCAGATGTTATTGTTGAAAAAGATGAATCAGATCCACAATTACCTGCACCTCCAGGAGGTGTTCCACGTCCTGCTGCACCACCTCCAACTGTTATTGCAAAAGATCCTGTGCCTAATTCTAATGAAGATCCTTGTAAAGGAGAAGGCCCAAAACCTGAAGCTCTATATCCACCAGCTCCACCTCCGCCACCTTTACAAGCTGCTCCACCTCCACCGCCTGCTACTACTAAATAATCTATTGAATGAAAAAATTTAGGCCACAATCCTTGTTCTAATTTAGCTTTTTGTGTTCTTAAATTCCATACACCACTTGCTTTGTTTAATTCTTTTACTAATACAATTCCTGAACCACCTGCTCCACCTGTGCCACAACTAGTTCCGCCACCACCACCGCCAGTGTTAGCTGTACCAGCATCACCATTAGTAGATCCTGATTTAGCATCACCTCCACCACCAGTTCCACCACTACCATCTGTATTATTGTGTGAGGCTCCACCACCACCTCCAGCATAAACTCCTGAATTAGGAGCTCCTGGAAAAATTGGAGAAAAATCTGTTCCTGCTCCACCTGCACCACCACCTGAAGTACTACCATCTCCTCCAGCAGCAGCATGACCTCCACCACCACCTCCTGCTAAAGCTGGTATACTAGGTGCACTTCCTGATCCATCACCACCTGGATTTCCTTCTGGTGGACTAAAACTACCTGCATTACCTGATCCACCTTCACCAACACCTACAGGTTGACAAAAAGATCTATTTCCACCACCACCTGAACCTCCAGATCTTCCAGAAGTAGTGTGTCCTCTTGGAGCTAGTGTATTACCACCACCTCCTCCTCCACCTGTGGATTGATATGTTACACATTGTGATATAATTCTTGATAAAGAACCATCACCACCTTCATCACCTTGTGCTCTACCAGTTCCACCTCCACCTATTGTTATAGGAACAGCAGTATTACCTGCCATAGGTATTTCTAAATTTCTAGCACCTCCTGCACCTCCACCACCTGATGTATCATTACCTGCACCTCCACCACCAGCAACAACTAGAACTTGTGCAAGTCTAGTTCCTGGTTGTGTACATACATTTCCTGAAGAAGTTTTAACAGTTTGAGTATTCTTCCCAAAAGAAGTTAAATTTCTTTTACCAATGATTCCACCATTAGTTCTAGGCATTTATTAGTCTCCTATTAAGATGTCCAAGCTGATCCGTTCCAATCGTAAACTGTAGGTGTTTCTGCTGTGTCGTTAGATTTAGTTGCTTCCCAACCTGTATTATTGTCAGCTTGATATTTAGTTTCATTCCATTTAATTATGTAATTAAAACCAGATCCAGATGTAGTTGATGGGTAAGTTATAGGTGCTTTCCAATCATCACTACTATCTAAAGACCAAGATGCATAAGGTTGTTGGTTAATAAATTTATTTTTTGATGCATCATATCTCATTCCAATACCTGCATACATTTTTCTAAATTTATTATTATATGATGTCTGCTTCCAGCTTCCACCTTTAAAGAAATTTGCACACCATGTTTCACCATCAACGTGCATATCATTATCTTCTAAAGTTCCGCCATTAGCAGGAATATCATTACCTACAACTACAACTCTTTTTACAATCTGATGTGTATCAGATGTAAAACCAGTTGGGTCGGTTTTTGATTCTAACTCTGCAAAATGTGCCATATTTATTTTCCTCCGTTATAAAAAATTTTGTTATAAAGTTAATGTTCCTGATCCTGTAAATTTAACAACTGTACAGCTTCCTGTAGTTGACACACAAGATACACAACCAGGTGCTGCTGCAAAACTTGCAGGTTTGCAAGCTGTTGCTATTCTTAATACTACAATTCCTGATCCACCAGATGCTCCTATTCCTGTCGCTGAAGGTGCAGCTGGAGATGTTCCACCACCTCCTCCTCCACCACCAGTATTAACTGTTCCTGCTACTCCATTAACGCTAGGGCCATCACCACCTTCTCCGCCACCACCAGAACCTCCTGCTCCACCAGCTCCTTGAGTATTTTGTTGTGATCCAGCTCCACCACCTCCACCACCAGCATAAGTTACTGGTGATCCTGTAATTGTATTTGTTAAACCATCTCCACCAGCTCCTGCTTGTGTAGCACTTGGATTTGGAGAACCTGCTTCACCAGCACCTCCACCTCCACCAGCTGCAAATCCATCTGGAGAAGATTGAGCTCCTGAAGCATTTCCACCTGGAAATCCTTGTGCAGGTGCTATTGGAGAACTTAATGGGGGATCATTTCCTGCAGCTCCACAAGTAGCAAATCTACCTTCTGCACCACCACCTGAACCACCTGTTAATCCTGGATGATTATCTTGAAATCCACCTTTACCACCACCTGTTGCATGAATATATCCTACACTACTATCATTGCCAGAAGTTCCATTTGCTCTTGTTGCAGGTGCACTTGGTGTTGCTGTTCCGCCACCACCAATAGTAATTGTATTTGGTCCTGGATTTAAAAATAATTTTTCTCCACCTGGAAAAGATGATCTATAACCACCAGCTCCACCACCACCTCCTCTTTGTTGTCCGCCTGCTCCACCACCAGCAACAACTAAATAATCAAAACCTAGTGATTTATCATTAATATTTAAATTTGTAGATGCTTTAATTTGTGCAATACTATTTATACCATCAGTTGATATAACAGGTGCACATGTACTACATGTTGTTAAAAATACTCCTATTCCTGGTGTTCTTGCAATAACAATACCTGAACCACCAGCTCCACCAGTAGTTTGTGTTGGTCCTGCTCCACCTTGAATAGAGTTTCCTCCACCTCCACCACCAGTATTAGTAGTTCCTGCACTTCCAGGATTAGCTCCTGGTGCACCAGCTGCACCTCCACCACCAGCTCCACCAGCTCCTGGTCCTGGATTACCTGGATGAGGTCCACCACCTCCACCACCAGCATATGTTGTAGCAGATGTTAAACCTAAAATATTATTTGGTGCTCCTGCACCTCCATCTCCGTCACTACCTCCACCAGCAAGTCCTGAAGCTGTAGCTCCACCACCACCTCCAGCATGAAAACCTGAACTTCCTGGGTTAGCTCCACCAGAATTTCCTTGAGGAGGACTTACGGGAGGTGTATTACCTGATCCTCCAGATCCTCCTGTTCCACCAGTACCAGCACCACCACCTGAAGCTCCAGCAGCACCAGCGGCATCTATACCAGATCCGCCACCACCACCATTAGATGTTATAGTTGAAAAAACTGAATTACTTCCTGTTGTTCCTAAATTTCCTGGTGAACATGTAGCTCCTGTTCCACCAGCCCCACCTGCTCCAATTGTTATTGGATAACTTCCTAAATCTAAAGTTAATGTTGTTCCTCGTAATGGGCTAGGTCCAAAACCTGATGCACGATAACCTCCTGCACCACCTCCACCACCGCCTTGAGTTCCAGCAGAACCTGGGTGAACAGCTTGTCCACCACCTCCACCACCACCGACTACCATGTAATCTACTGATGATCCTGGTCTACTTATCCACTCTGAATTCTTTACTTGATCGAAATGTTCATTTATTGTCCATCTACCTGATGCACATTTTGGAGTTATTTCTTTTATAACTACGATTCCTGAACCACCAGCTGCTCCAACAGCACAGGCTCTATTACCACCGCCACCACCACCACCAGTGTTAGCTGATCCTGCTCCCGCTGCAGTTGATCCTGGACCACCTCCAGCTCCTCCACCACCAGGTCCTGCTGAACCAACAGTTGCAGTTCTTGCTCCACCTCCGCCACCACCTGCGTAAGTTACACAACTTCCTGTAATATCATTTGCCGTTCCATTTCCACCAGCTCCACCAGCAGGTGCAGCTGCATTTCCTCCAGTGCCACTAGATCCACCTCCACCACCACCACTGTCATTAGTTCCAGATGTTCTTCCAGTTCCACCATTATTTCCTTGTGACGGACTTGTTGGAGGTGTATTACCTGATCCTCCTGACCCTGGTGTTGAAGATCCTCCGCCACCAGAACCGCCACTTCCTCCTGCTCCAGGTGAAAAACCACCACCTCCACCACCTGTTGATGTCATGACACCAGAAATAAGTGAGTTACTACCGCTTTGACCTGTTGGTTTTCCTGTTCCTGGATTAGCACCTTGTGCTCCTCCAGCTCCAACAGTTACTGTTAGTAATGAGCCTGGCATTGTAACACAAGTACCAGTTCTATAACCTCCTGCACCTCCACCACCAGCTGAACTACAATTACCAGAAGCGTCTCCACCTCCAGCTCCACCTCCAGCAACAACCATTATTTCAGGTATTGTTGATGTGCAGTTTTTCTTTTGAAATGTTCCTGATGAAGTAAAAGTATGAGTTTTACTAGATGATGTACATACTACTTTTACAGGTCCTATGATTCCGCCATTAGCCATGAATTATGTTGCCTCCTGTAATTCTATCTATTATGCATCATCTAATTCTTCGTAAGAAACAAAATAAGTTAAGTCATTTGCAGCTGATGCTGTAAAAGCTAATATATCTGTTTCATCTAAATAAATTGGATTCTCTAAAAAACTTAAAGTAGCATCTGCTGGTACTGATATTGTATTAGCAATCTTAACATAGTTAGATCCATTATCTACACTAACTTCAATTGTAATATCAGCAGCATTTGCACCATCTACGTTTGCAACAAGAATTGTATTTATTTTAGCAACTTTATCTGCTGAAACATCAACCGCTGTAGTTCTAGATGTGCCATCTAGTAAAGCAGTTGCATTTTTAGCGTTAATAGTTGCTACGTTTACGATGTTTGGTGTAGCCATATTATCTCCTCTTTAATTTTAACCAAATACAATTGCCATTGCAATTGCTTTTCCTACTGATGCAGCACTAGAATTTGCATCAATATATGTTACTAATCTTGAAGCAGCAACTTTTCTATTAGTGCCTCCTGCTCCATTATCTACTATAAATAAATCTGCATCTACAATAGCTTCTCCAATATCTGTACCACCATCAATATCTAAATTAGCTATAGAAAAACCACCAGCTGATGCACCAACATAAGTTTTAATATCTGATGCTGGCATACTTTTCATAGTACCACCATCATTCATTATAATACCATCAGAATCTGCTAATGTTAATGAACTACCTACTGATGTTCCACCATCTAATAAATTAAGTTCTGTTGCTGTAGCTGTTACATTAGTTCCACCTATATCTAAAGTTGTTAAAGAAACTTCTCCTGCAACTGTAGCAATACCATCAGCTAATGTAATTAAATCTGTATCATCAGTATGACCTATCGTTGTGCCATTTACAATTACATTATCAACAGTTAAAGTAGTAAGTGTTCCTAATGAAGTAATATTTGATTGTGCAGAACCAGTTACTGTAGCTGCTGTTCCTGATACATTTCCTGTTACATCACCTGTTAAAGGTCCTGCAAAAGCATCAGCCGTTACTGTACCATCAAAAAATGCATCTTTAAATTCTAAACTAGCTGTACCTAAATCAATATCATTATTTGTTACTGGGGCTAAAGCACCATCTACTAATTTAATTTGATCTGCACCTGCAGCTCTAAATATAATATTATTATCTGTTGCAAAATCTATGTCATTATCAGCATCTCTACCAATAACTAAACTTGTATTTGTTAATGATGATATTGTAGTTTGAGAAGATCCTAAAGCAAAATCTAATGTATTATCACCATCTTCAAATGTAACTGTAATACCTGTTTCAGTATTAGAAGATACCATACCACCAACAGCATCTGTTATAAATTCTGTTAAAGTAGCACCATTAACTGTAATAGCATCTGCTTCTAATGTTCCATCAATATCTGCATCACCAGATACATCTAAAGATCCTGCATCTAATTCTCCAGTTAAAGTTACATTTCTAAATCCTGATATATCTTTATTTGAATCAGCTATAACTGCTAATGAAGCAGAAACTGTACCTGCTGTAATACCATCAAGTAAATTTAATTCTGTAGCAGTTGATGTTACATTTGTACCACCAATATCTAGAGTAGTCATTGAAACTTCTCCAGCTACTGTTAATATACCACTAGCAACTGTTAATAAATCTGTATCACCTGTATGCCCAATATTAGAACCATTAATAAGTACATTATCAACTGTTAAAGTTGTAAGTGTACCTACTGATGTAAGATTAGGCATTGCTGTAATTTCATCATCAAAGTATGCAGCTAAATCTGTAACTGCAACTTGTACCATTGATCCATTATCATTTAGTACAACTCTATCTGCATCAGCAACTGTAGTAGATGTAGCAGATGTATCACCATCAACTATATTTAATTCTGCTGCTGTTGAAGCAATAGCTGTACCATTAAAATTAATAGCATCAACATGTGCTGTACCATCTACATATAAATCTTTAAACTCAAGAGAGGAAGTTCCTAAGTCTATATCATTATCTGTAATAGGTACAATAGCACCATCTTGTATTCTTAATTGCTGTACTGCTGAAGATGATACTTCAACATAAAATTCTAAATGATTATTTGTAGAATCAACTAATACTTTATTTAAAGCATCAGCATCTCTAATAGAACCAATAGGTCCACCTTCACCCGCAGTTCCATCATGCGTGTGTCCTGTTGTTGCATTAAATGCAGCTAATACCTGGTTAAACTCATCATTGCTGTGAGCAGCCGTGATAGTATCACCTGTTGTAAAGCTGGATTGTCGTGCTGAATAGCCTGCCATTATCTTCTTCCTCCTGGGGTAAATTCTAGTTGAAAGCCTTTTACTGAAAATGAGTCTGCACTATTTTGATCGTCTATCTGTAGTGCTACTGCAAATCCTGAACCTTCTACTGATTGTCTTACTAATGGAACACCTGATGCATCATATAATGAACTACCATATTTAGCTGCCCCATATTGTCCAGCACCACCTACACTAGGTAATGCTATTTTTGTTGGTTGTGGTGTATTTTGATCATCATAATCATATCTAAGAGCTAAGTTTGCATCAATAGATGTACCTTCACCTTCATAGTTTAAATTAACTCTTTGCATATATTTTCTTAGACCTGGATCACCCATTACCATATCTGGTGATCTATATACTGCTTGAATAGTAGTTGTAGTTGAACCTGTTGCAAATGTATTTCCTGATTCCATTTTATATATAAAACCATCATAACCACCAAATACTTGTGTTTCTACATTACTAATAAAATCTGAATCTGTACAAGCTGGTTTAATACCTACCATATCTGCATACTCAAATCCAATAGATCCTGTATTAGGATTATTTTTTAACACACCTATAATTCCTTTAGATGATAATTGTCCTGTGGCATCTACTGGATAAAATAATCTATATTGTGATTTACCTCTAATAACTATAGAAGATATTCTATCTAATGTTACATCATCAATTCTAGATTGTATTTGTCTAGAAATAGATCCTAGTTCAACGTCACCAATTCTTGCCGTACCAGCAATAGTTCTTAAACCATCTGGTGCTAAAAATATAACATCACCACCAATCTCTTGAATACTACCACCATCTCTACATCCAATATTTCTTGTAACTTCTTGTACTGCAAAAGTGCTAGATGATGTTCCTGTTAATTTATATATTCTATCTTCACAAAATATAATTAATTCATTTCTAAATACTTTTAATCCAACAACAGTTG